CGATGAAGTTGACTTCATCTACCAGGTCGGACCGGATTATGGCGGCGATGTCATCTCCATGACGGCAGGAAATGGCGCGCTCACTTCCCAGCTCACCGATCTAAACCCTGGAACACTCTTTGTTCGAGGTGATGACCAATCCCTGGTAGCCTCAGGCTCTCTGAACATCGATCACACAGCTGGATTGTCGAGTCATACTTCAGACATCTACCCCGATAACTTCGGTCCCAGTGGTCTGAGTGACATGTTCATCGTCGTGAATGATTCTCTCTATTTCACTGCTGGCCCTGATGCTACTGCAATCGGATCTATCTGCTACGTCACGGCGCGCGTTCGATGCCGCGTTGTCAAGTTGTCAACCAAGGACTGGATGGCAGTTGCGATCCAGAGTACGGCTAGCGATAACTGAGGTTGATTACGCATGGTGTCAGAGCGGACGCTACGCGCTTGGTATAGTTCCGTCTTCATTGCGGGTGCTACCCTGGGCGGTGGACCTCCTGCCGGCATTGCCGCAGCTGCATTTCTGAAAACAGAACTAGGCGAATCCGGTCTTGATGATGCGGTCAAATGGACCGGGAAGGATTCAACGACTAAAGGAGAACAGCGAAAGACGGCACGCAGAGCCTACGAGTCATCCCCGTCCCCCAAACCCAAGCGGAAAGCGAGCGCCTATTCTAAGCGATACGGCGCCGCTTTTCGTAAGGTTGCACCCAAGTTCAAGTTGAAGAATGGATCGTGGAAGAAGAACGGGTACCGATCAGCAGTTCGAGCAGCGCACAAATTAGCAGGAGGGAAGAAGTAATGGTGAAGCAACGAATTCTTCGAGAGACAATAGCGGGCGTTCAAGTGACCATAGTGAGCCCCGAAGATATCACCTTGGAAGGTGGATCATGGCAACAAGGGACCGTCGTCATTGATGGCAACCCTTACCTGGTTGTCTTCAATAATGGATATTTTGATCTGAGTGGATATACGAATGAACATCAGACTTTGTTTTGTCAGTCGGTGAGCATTCAAGAAAACCCCCTGGTGTTTGGAGTTGGTACTGCATTTGCTGCGCACGTCGTTTCCTCTGAGCCCCTGAATCTCGCTGACTTTGAAGTTACATCTGGTTCGAGAGCCTGGGCATTACCTGGTAACATGTCGAACACTTACGATCTCCAGCAAATCTTTTCTGGACAATGTCTCTTGTATACTACGGACACGACCGTGAACAGCGTTCGAGCTGTCGCAAATGGTGCATGGGGAACGGGTAATGCAACCGCTCGCGAAAAACTGTATTATGCTGTTGCATACGCATTCCCTCTCGCGCAAGGGGCGCAGTTCTTTATTCCCGACACGACTTTCGTCCTTCCTTCTGTCATCGCCCAGGAACCCGACCTCGAATACATCATGCGCCTCAAAAGGTCGGCTGAATTATCACCTCCCCTGTGATGCTATGGGATTGGAATTTTGGCCCGATGATTGGGGTAAAAAAAACCGATCTAAAATAGTGAAATCCATTTCTTCATCCCGGCCCTTCGAGTCCGTACGCCCTGCAGATCGTCCAGATCCGTTTTGGCTTGCCAAGCAGATGGCCGAGCAAGCCCGCAGAATTCGAGCGGCATCTTACCATGCTAACAGAGTGGGCGGTAGAGTTACCGACATTCCGGAGCATTGGTCTGAGGATCCAATGAACCTAGACCTCATCGGAGACATCAGTCACGATGCTCTGATGGCCATTACTCCGGAAGAATATGAAGACGATGTGAACGCGTTTCTTTATTATGGTAAGTTTGGGTTGATGGATGTGACTAACACCTCGGACGCCTGGGCGTTCTCAAGAGTAACCGGTTTAGGATATGCCTCTTCATTCGTTTTCGTTTGCATGGGAGGTTTTCTAATGTGGGGATTAGTGGGTTGGTGGATAGATCCGCAGGACAAGAGAGAAGGCGGTCTAGCCGAAACCGAATGGTATGAAGAGCATGGTCCTCATACTCTGCTCCCCAGGTGGCGCCGCAACTGGGAGCGAATGGTCAGCTGAGTCATTCCAATCCCCACCCATTGTCCGTCCAGATCAGTTTTGTTCCATCAGCAAGCGTCCTCCGATCCCCTAGTTCGAGCATCGGAACGTGTTCTCTTCGAACATCGTACTGTATAACCGCTGAGGAGGTCATAGAGGAGCCGTTCCGGTGGTGTTTCCACCCTCGGTACACATTGTAGGCTTGTTCGGACAGGTTCACGCTAACAATCGGCATCATTCACGCCTCCCACATACTCTACAGACCCAAACAACTGATGAATTGGGCCCCCAATCTCTGTATCCATTCTTCGATCCACAAGCGCACACACATCCCATGGTTACCGGAGGAGGTTCTCCCTATTAACAATAATCCAAATTGAAACGCCTACTCAACTTATATCCTCCCGCGTTACATTGGGTGGGAGGGAGTGGTGGTTTAGACACCCCGCTGCGCGGTGCTAAAGATGTGGGCGTCCTGCAAGTTTAAGTGCCGCAAACATTACCGACGGCCATGGCCACCGCAAAGACCGGCTCCTTTTACCTGACTGAAACCGTGATCCTTCCGGCTGCATTGGCTTCCGGATCTAGAGTCATGGGCACTATTGATCTCGGAGCATATGTGAATGTTCCAACTGGCCAAGCTATCGCAATCGATGAAGTTGACTTCATCTACCAGGTCGGACCGGATTATGGCGGCGATGTCATCTCCATGACGGCAGGAAATGGCGCGCTCACTTCCCAGCTCACCGATCTAAACCCTGGAACACTCTTTGTTCGAGGTGATGACCAATCCCT